AAATAACTACATTATCAGCTTCAAACACAAACGCATATAAGTATGTTGTTATGGTCATTACAAAAAAATCGGATGTTAGCACATCAGCAACTACAAAAATTTCAATTCGTCAACTCAGGTATTACGGTACAGGTGTCGACAGCGTCCCCATCCAGATCGGTGGTGGGAACATCGACAAGGTGGCGAACTTTAGGGTGTACGACAAGTTTGTGGGGGAGGACCAAGCCCTCGAGATTTGGGATGCCCAAAAGGATGCGTTCGGGAGGGCCAAGTCCCAAATGGTTCTGCAACAAGGGAAACTTGGGGTAGGTACGGATGCACCCCAAGGTCGGTTCAGTGTCGCGGATGAACCCCACAACTTGGAAGTATTTCCACCAGGTAATATGTTCGCATATGAGACATACTTCGAAGGACATGGGAAGTTTAAAGCACGTGGTACAAACTTAAACAACATAGTTAGCTACCCACCTTGGGAAGGTTTTAACGATATATCCGATCCACAAACACTATATTATACTGGTAATAGTGGGGGTTCGACTGGTGATGGTGGGTTTAACAATAGTGACGCAACATACAGTGGTTCGTTACAGTTATCTAGTGAAACAGTTTCAGGACCATGGCTCATTTTAGAATTGCCCTATAAAGTATACGTTTCCAAAATAGAATATTATCCACAAATATCGGGTGTTGGTGGTTCTTCTATCACCCATCAAGTAGCCGAAGCTACTATCTATGGGAAAAGGGGTAATGGTATTTGGAAAGAAATTGCAACTATGTCGACCGCACCAATTATTCCTAATTACCTACATCACACATTCAATACACTTGATTCCAGTATAGCATACGACCAACTCGCCTTTATAGCTACGAAGAGACACGGACAATCAACTGGTGGTATAACCGTGAGAAACCTCAAGTTCTTCGGCACCCGTGAGCAGGGTCAATCCGTCCTCCACGATGGCCAACTGACCCTCACCAAGAACCTCAACGTTCCCCGAATTGGGCCGGCCCTAGACGCGGACGATACACCTAGGCGGGACAGGCTCGTGGTGGAATACAACACCTCGACGAACCCCACCTTTGAGGGGGCTGTCAGGGATACAAGTGGGAGGGGGTTGGATGGGGTGTTTGTCGGTGGGGCGTCGTATGATGCAACCCAAAAGGCTTTTGAGTTTAATAAAACTGATAACCAATATGTAAATACGAATATCCAATCGTCCTTACCCACAAATGGAAATTTTATTCATAGTATGTCCATGTGGTTTAACCCAGATAGTTTGACAACAACAAGTGGTGACGCTATCGTGTTTATTGGGGATAATACCACAAATAGCAAGATCGAAGTCTTTATGGAGTCTGATCGAATTAATTATACATTTTATGGAAATAGTTTTCAGGCGTACCCCACAATAACAAATGGTAGATGGTATCATTTAGCACTAACGTATAATGGGGTTGGGGGTCAATCTGGAAGAGCAATATACCTCGACGGTGTTCAAATAACAGCAACACACTCTGAAAGCTCAGGTGTTTTGAATCTAGCCAATGGTAATTTAGATCTCGGCCGATATACACCCGACGGTAGTGCCACCACGTCTGCGTTTGATGGCTCCTTGTCACAATTCAAACTCTACGACTGTGCCCTCACCGCCGAAGAGGTCAAGACCCTCTACGATATGGGTCGGTGCGACGAGGGACACCATACGACCTATGTTTCCAGGTCGCAGTTACGTATGGGTGGTGAAAATCTCGTGATTGAACCCTGTATTAAGGGATTTTACGAAGAGGGTACATGGGCACCTATAATGGGCGGACAGAGTGGTGGGGTAAAAACGGCATCCAGTAATAATACGGGGTGGTTTATACGCGTTGGAAATTTAGTTAGTATAGGTGGTACGCTCGCGTGGAGTGGTGGTGATGCTACTATAGTTGGTAATCCAGTTATTGGTGGATTTCCTTACCGCTCTACTACGGTTGCAAATGCAAGAACTGCCCTGTCTTGGGGTGTAGTGAGTAGTGGGTTCACTACACCTAGTGGTTATACAACCATACGTTGTATAATCGATCCTAATCAGAATTTTGCGTATATAATTGCAGCTGATGAACAAAATGCAGTGGTTTATACACATTCAGTTACCGTTGCGGATACGGGACTCGTTTACGGTTTGGGTGGAACGTACAAAATATAAATTATCATCATATAGTATAATGGATATCATAGAGACACTGAGGTATCTCAGACCAGATGAAAGTGTTGCAATACAATTTGGTAAGGAACCAACGTTATCAAATGTATTTTGGTTGGGTCAACGCGTGTATACATCTGAACAGGATGTATCAAAACTAAATGTCATATGGAACGAGGAGGCGAACGTATATACAGAAACACCTTTTACTATTCCAACACAACAAGAGTGTGAAGATTGTTGGAATTCAACATTAGGAAGTGAAATAGCTTTAAAAAAACTCCGCAAAGAACGCGACACTTTACTCACAAAAACGGATAAGTATGTCATTCCCGATTGGCCACACGCATCCGTCGAGACTGCCAACGCATGGGTCACGTACCGCCAGGCCCTCAGGGATATTCCTTCAGTGACCGAAGACCCCGCGAACCCGGTTTGGCCCGTCCAGCCAAGTCCGTAGCCCACACTTAATAACACGTAAATCATTTCTTACGCTATATTAGATGTCAGTGAACAGCTTGAACACATTTTTGAACATCAGGGATGCACACCTTCGTGTGGTCTCAGGTAACGTTCACGCAACAGCTATGAATATCGGGGGTATAAATGTCGATGTCGCCCACGGTCTCCAGAGCGTCACGAATCAGGGGAATGTCACATCGAACACGCTTCAATTTTCAAACTCGACCACGGCTTTCGTCACTACCGCGAACGTTACTGTGGGTCGCGATCTCACGGTTACCGGGAACGCCCTCGTTTCCTCAAATTTAACCGTTACGGGTAACGTTACGATCTCCGATGACCTCACAGTCACGGAAAACCTGTTCGTTTCCAATAACTTGACCGTCACGGAAAACCTGTTCGTTTCCAATAACTTGACCGTCACGAAAGATGTGACCGTCACGGGGAACACGTTCTACACGAACCCCATGTCCATCTCCGTCGATTCCAACGTGGTCGCCGAGTATACCGGTCCCCACGATCGACCCCTGCGGAAGTACCCGGAAATCTTACTTGGTGGAACGAGCAATCAGGTTCTAGGTGGGTACGCTGTGACTTCATCGTCGGATGAGTATGCTGCGACTGGATTTTTCAATTCAAATGTATATAATGAAATTATATCGAATGAAGGATGGCATACGGACGCTTCAACAAACGCAACAATTGGCGGCATTACTGGGCACTGGAATAAACTGGAATTACCGAAACCTGTAAAAGTGTCATACCTTGAAGTTGCAGCACGCCTCGGGTATACGACTACCCAGGCACCAAGGGATTTCACTATTTTGGGTTCAAATAACAATTCTGATTGGGTCACACTTAAAGTCCTTACAGGTGTATCGTTTCAGGAAAATGTATACTATCGAGTGCAAGTGAACTCGGGTGAATATTATAAATACCTAGTATTTTCAATTCAAAATAACATTGTTGGGAATTCTCCATTTGCTGCCACAGTTGGAGAAATCAAATACTACGGCCACGAAGAAGGTGACAGTTCCCTAGACACCACCCTAAAGTCCGTGTATAACGTGCCGGGGACCCAACAGTTGGAGGTCTACTATGATGCGAAGGACTTGGCGGATGGTACTGTGACGTCCGTGGTAGATAGTTCTCCTAATACAAATACTGGTACGGCCACTGGTGATGTAGCGGTATCCAGTGGAGCTTTCGTATTTGATGGGACGGATGATTATATAACAACTACCTCTATAGGAAATACGGCTGGTGATTGGACACATAGCACATCGTTTTGGTTTAAATTCGATGTTGTAGAGACAGTTCATTTCTATAGTATCGGTCCAAATGCTGTGAGTGGTCAGAACATTACTGCATTATATTACGATGCGGTAAGTAACTTTCTTCAAACCAGCGTATCGGGTGGTGTATACACTAGATGGGAAAATGTGACGTTATTATCGAACAATTGGTATCAATTAACCACTGTTAAGAGGGCAAACGCACAAGATTCAATTTACTTGAATGGAAACGAATTACCTGTAACAGTTTATGCTAATACTGGATTACAGATGAGTTTACCAGCTAATACATCATTGAATATTGGTACAAGACCAGATCAGTCATCTGTAGCATTTTTCGACGGTTCTATCGCGAACTTCCGTCTCTTCTCGAAGGCCCTGAACGCCGACCAAGTGAAGGAACTCTACGACTACCAAAAAGACTATTTCTTGGGGACCCGTTCCTCCGTGACCCTCTACAAGGGACACCTAGGCATCGGGGTCGCCGAACCCTCGGGCCAATTGGAACTCGCGGGAGATGAGCGAATCCAAGAGTATCCTCCGGGTCCTATGAGTAATTACGAAACTCTCATTCCGGGGCATGGTGTGTTTTGTGCCTATGCGGGTGATTCCGAGGCGTATGCGGTTTCTCACGCTTTTCATGCATGGGAAGTATTTGATAAAACAAATGCCATATATCACGGTGGTAGCCGTTATACTGGTACGGATAGTGCGTATGGGGGAACAATTAAATTACAAGGGCAAGACATTTCAGGTGACTATATCGTACTCGAATTGCCTTATCAAATAAAAGTTCAATCGGTTACATTGGGAAGTTACTCTCAAAATCGGACACCGGAAGATTTTACAATCGTTGGAAGTAATGATGGTTCGACATGGACACAAATTAAATCATTTACTGGTCAAGGTTATTCGTCTGAAACGAACTTTCTACTGAACAGTACTGAATATTTTAGTAAATTAGCTATCATTGTGACAAGGTTATTTAATGACACATATTGGAATCAAAATACAATCCGCTATTTCGGCACCCCCGGCCCCACGACCCTGGACAAGGGTTCGCTGAGCCTCACCAGGTCCCTCGATGTTCCCCGCATCTCTCGGTACGACGTGGATACGGAAACCCCTAGGCCGGAGAAGTTGTTGCTGGATTATGACACTACCATCAATCCGTTTAACAATCAGTTCGTTGAAGATAGAAGTGGTAGAGGAAATGATGGGGTGTTTTTCGGGACTGCCTCATACTCCGCACCGGATAAGGCGTTTAGTCTTTCCAACGGCACAACCGCGGGTCAGCTCTCCTCCGGGCCGATAACTGTTCCAGCGGGTGCTGGTGTTTTTATACATTCTGTCAGTTTTTGGGCTTGGGTAAGTGATTGGAGTCCGGTATTTTTCTATATTGATGATACATACCCAGCAGGTGGGGCCACAAACACCACAGCTCATTGTGTCATTGATAATACTGGAAGGTTGCGTTACGATTTTTGGGGTAATGCTGTTTATGTAGCAAGTACTAATATTTTCCCGAAATACCAATGGGTTCATGTAGGTGTGGTGTATAAGGGTGGAGCCGTGACTTCAACGAGTGTTGAGGTATACTATAATGGTGTAAAACAAGCTCTCGATGCTCATACAGGAGCTGCATACACGAGTCCCTCGAGTGTGCGGGTTTCTCTTGGGTCTACTAACACCATAAACTTTAAAATCTCAAACTTCAAACTCTACAACGTCGCCCTCGAAGCCTTAGAGGTCCAAAAGTTGTACCGGTTGGGCCGAACCGGGCGGTCCTTGATTTTGGCGGATACATCCCTACAAATTGGGGCGGGTCTACACAGTTCGACACAGGAGGCCAATTCAGGGCCCCACGCTACTTTAGATGTTCATGGAAGTATACTCGCATCAGGGGCTATTCATGGGATGCAGGGTAACTTCCATAAAATGCTTGGGTATGCACGCGGTGGTGGTCAAGCCGACCATCATAGAACCGATAACTGTCTAGTGGCTATGGGAGGTATGACTGTAAATGCTGGAGGTTACGCTTCGGCGGGTTTCATTATCAGGAAGTCACCAGCAAATTGGATGCCTTTTATAGTTGAATGTTATCATGCGGGTAATAATACGAATAGTGGTTCACTGTTTGGGAGACAAGCTGTACTTTATGGAGCCATCAACGGTACATCTATAACACCTTCTAACGGTTCACCATATTCCGGCTCCAGCAACAGTGGGATAACTCTGAGTGCAGCAGCACGCGGAGATGAACATGTACTATTCAATGTTTCCGTCAGCAAGGAAGGTAGAAGCTATGGTGTTATGATGTGTAGATTAACTTATTACTACGGTATCAAAGGGAGAGAGTATTAAAAAATAAACTCACTCTATTAATATATGAGCGATACTCCAAATATACCCCCTCGTATTCCAATTGATCGTACTAGATATATCATAGATAAGAGTACAAAAAATGGTTGGACACATGCAGATGGAAATTTTTGTGATCCTGATGACATAGATAACTTTATCGTGATTCCCATACCAGAAGAAGACCGGAGGAGAGCTGCGATGATTCATCCATTTACTCTTGATCAGTATATGACAGAAGATGCTGATGGGAATTTCACTATTAATTTAGATTCCGATGAGTTCGTAAATAGAATTAAACGACAAAATATACAAGGAATAATAGAAGAACGAAATATTAAAATAGCAGAGACAGATTGGACACAGCTCGCGGATGTCTATATGGATGGTGTAACACGTGGTAAATGGAATGAATATAGACGCCAATTACGTGATCTTCCTACTACAGGAATTACATATGACGAAGATTTCTTCCCAGTAAATGTAGATTGGCCTATACCCCCACAATAATCAACTTCGTCCCCGTTCTCCCACGAATCCCTCAGATTCGTCGAAGTTCGTCTAGGCTTAAAAATAAAGTCTCACTATATTATAAAATGTCTGGTGGTATTGCCCAACTCGTAGCCG